ACTTACTGACCAAAACCCAGGAACTAACCTAGTTAGAGCTGATGATAACAATCTCATTGGTAGCGGCTCAGTAAATGTAGATGTAGATAACAACATTACTTCCCATAGCCAGGACTTCTTCCCAGATAACTTTGGCAAACTTTCAGAGGCTTTCTTTGCCGTAAATGACAGTTTGTTCCTAGTTGGATCTCTGGCTGGTAACGCTGCTCCTTCAATCATCGATGTTTATGTCACTGTGCGCATAAAAGCGAGAATTGCCAAGTTGAGCAAGCAAGATTGGATGGCGTTAGCGATCACCTCGACTGCAAACTCTGACTAAGATTAAGATGGTTCGAATACACGGGAATTACTGTGGATCAAACTGGACAGCAGGAAAAGCCTACGCTGCAAGTGACCCGAGAGTCAACTGGCGTGTACCATGTGTGGATAAACTCGACTGTGCGTGTAAGAAGCATGATCGTGATTGCGCTCATCCTAAAGGCTGCTCTGCTAAAGCAGATAGGGCTTTGGTAAATACTGCTTACTGGATAGCATTGTTTGGTCGTAGTAAGACTCTCCGTGCTAAGGCGGCAGGAATTAGTACCGCCATCGCTGCCGCTAGTTTAACCAGGAGACGATGATATGCCTAATGTTACTATGACTCTAGAAGAATACGAAGCCCTACGAAGATTAATTTCATCTGAAAGGGAATCTGAAGGTGCAACTGAAGAAGCCCGAGTTGTAGCTACAAAAAAGAAAAGGAAAGTTTCTGCTTACCAAAAGATGTATGGCAGGATGTATAAGGAACTCAAAGCGAAACATCCACGCATGAGTTTCGGCGCGATCAGTAAGAAAGCGCATAAGATGACAAAGAAGGAGATGAAAAGATGAACTCAGTAAGTATTGTATTCCCGAAATTGAAAGCAGACCAGAATGTAAGTGCTCAACCTGGATGGGTTCAGCCAGGGCCGAATGTAAATGATAAGGCAAAGAACGCATATCAGGATACAGTTATTCCTTTGGTAGGTAATCATACATTATTTTGGAGAGAAACAATTGACATGTCTTCTTTTGTTGTTCAAGATAAAACATTCTTCCCGATGGACATTAGAGTTGCAGACCCAGGATTGTTGATTTGTGGCCCTGCTGCGGTTGATTGGAACAACGAAGCATCTGTTCAAGTTCTAGATTTAATTTCAAACATACCAATCGATGATGATGTTATTGTCAAGTTTGTTGATTTAGATATTTATCCAGGTATGCCATCATCACCAATCGATATGCAATTTATTTTGTATGGTAGATACCAGGCATTCTCAAACAATATCTCTTCATCATTCCCTGGAGCAATGAACATGATCAAGTCTGCAACCTTTGGTGCAGGTTTGCCAACTGCATCTGACAAATTGTATTGCATTAGGATTGTACGATCTAGTGCTGGACAAGCATTACCAACACCTCTGGCAACAATTGAACTACCTGCTACAAGTTATGAGATAGTTGGAGAAGCAACAGAAGAAGAAGAACTTGCTAGAATCTACAGACTAAGACAGTCTTACGAACAAAAGCAGGGATGAATATGATTCCACAATCGAATCGCTTTACTTGTCGCACGACAAATAGAGTGACCTTTGGTGTTCTTCCTGTAGAAGATGTACCTGCTGAAGTAGTTCCACAACGACCAGTGGTTCCAGTTGGGGAAAAGAAACCAGAACAACGACAACAAACTATCGATGTCCTGGTCGATTTTGATTTCCCTGATCGTGAAAGAGAAGCACAAGAACGAGATTACAGTGATTGGCTCAATCCATATGCTCAGGCAGAGCGCGATCGTAACGAAGACTATGCTTTCAGAGATGCTTTCTATGAAAGAGCTTCAACTGGCGACCAATACTGGTAATCAATTCCATCCAGTATGTTGCTCCAGGCAATGTGCAATTCGCTCTAGCACCTGGATGTGTCGGCAAGCCTTACACAATTCAGTCCCAATAGATACAGATGATACCTTCATCTTGTCTCCACATTCGTCGCATTCTCCATCAATCCATGTAATTCGTATCATTCTTCCTCACCTAGTTCTGTTTTGTTTTCTTTTATTGCGCAGAAAGCACAGTATAATCGATTAAATCGTGGTCTTCCACATTGCATTATACATTCTCGCTGCATTCTTTGTTTCTCTGGACTAATCTTGTTGTCCTCTGATCGTAATTTATCCCTAACCCACTGGGAAAAGTTGGGTTTCTTCTTTGCTAATTCCCAGGTAGTCGCATCTAAACTCACATTTATTGGCCTCATATTACTAGCCAGAGAAGATTTGCTTATCAATTTATGCGCACGCATAGCAGAAAAAGCCCAGTAGTGATTGTAGATTTTTATGGGCTATCCCACGAAAGTTAGTAGTATGGTTGGTATGCCATGGGGGTGGTGGTGATAAGATAATGGAGGGGGACTCTTCCCTCCGTGCTCGGATTGAGAAGATTAATCCGGGGCGGTGTAGTTTATACACCGAGTTTGCCTGGCGTAACTATGGCAACAAGCAAAACCGCTAGTTTTTACCTAACTGAGACTGTACTTTTACCGGCTGGAACCGCAGCAACTTCGACTGTTCAAGCATCTTTGGATGTTGGCGGTCTGGTTAACATTGCTAGTTCTGAAGCCCTGGCTATTGAGCAAGTAGATTTTATCGTGCAATATGGTGCTGCTTACAACCTACCTCCTCAAGATTTGTCTGCTGATGACTACACGATCGTAGCACAACTTACTGACCAAAACCCAGGAACTAACCTAGTTAGAGCTGATGATAACAATCTCATTGGTAGCGGCTCAGTAAATGTAGATGTAGATAACAACATTACTTCCCATAGCCAGGACTTCTTCCC